GTTTCAATTTCGATAAAACTCCGAGATACATAAAGTATCCCATGGCACCTGGACCTATAACAAGGTGTTTTACCATTCTACTAATAGTATTGAGGAAACATTCCTCGAATCAACGCATACAAAACTGCAAACACGGCTGTGTGCACACCGACAGCTGTCGGCAAGGACCCTGGGGGAATGGTCAGCAAAATACCAGGAGTAAGTAAAGTGAACAAAATACCGGGAACAATGATATCAGCCGTTGTGGTTGACAACTGAAACACGTATCTTACAAGGAGATAGTTGGCTATGCACAAGACGAGTGCATGGAAACATGTTTGAATCATAAAATCACCTGGTGGAAAAGCAATAAGTAAACCGGGACTCAAAACTGCAAATAGTAGTGCTGGGGTTAAAACTTTTGGAGCTGTTATGTCAATCATTTCACGTATATATCAAACCAAGCATAAAAATTCTCAAACTGCATTCGATCTCGAATAAACGGAATACGTGTGATGGACCTCCAGACTTCTACCGAGTGGCGTGTTGGAGCACTCAGTGAAAAGAATGATCGAGGATGTATCACAAACGCCTCAAAGGCATTAAAAGTACACTTTCGTGGAACAACCAAGTAATTGTCATGAAAGTACTCTCGAATGATGTACCATGCATCCCAAATATCATCCGAATACAATTGAGCCCAGTCTTCAGCATCAATTTCATTCTCAAATTCATCAGAGGAATCATCTGACATCCATGATTCCTCATAGTAAGCGTCACGTGAATACTCGTCGTTTCGACCCATTAATTCCCAATGAGAGCTTTAATTCCAGATACGTTCACACCGGGAACCTCCTTCACGTCAACTGCGTCCTGAATGCAGTTCCAAGCGCCTTCAGCCTTCACCTCGTCACCGTCAAAGTACACAAGAAGACCCTTCTTGATAACCTCTTTAGTGATTGAACCCTTGACCTTTTTAACTGCGTAGTTCACCTTGACCTTGTCTTGCACTTTGACAGTGTCAATCTCATTGTTTTTCATATGCATCGTCACAAACTTGCGAAGCTCCTTTTCACGCTTATTCAGCGTAGTAAGATCTTTGCGAGCTGCGGCCAATTGAGCTTTTAAAGCTACCCATTCGGTCATAGCTGTTTTAAACTCCATTTCTATTTAAAGTATTCTTTTTTTTAACTACTGATACTCACGGTCAATCTCGAAGCGAGGTCTCATGACATCAGGAGGGATGGTGCTGAGGTTGAAGATGCTGACTGGGGTGCGGGGGTTGAGTGGTTCGCTGCGGAAGTCACGGTTGGCGTTGCGCAGGACACCGCCGATGGTCTCGGGGTAGCCAATCTGGCTGCGTGGATCCAGGTAGTTCTGGTTGCCCAGAATTTTGTCTGGGCTGAACTGACCAAAGTCCTCGGTTCCAACAACCTCCTTGGGGATCAGGCTTGCAGAGCTGACGGTGCTGCCACCAAAGTCGGAACCGCCCATGTATGGAGCATAGGAAACATCACCTGACCCCTGGAACGCGGCGGAACCCTCACCCTCTCCGCTGGACTGAACTGCCCTGGCACTTGAACCGACAAACAGAGTGTTTCCTAGGTTAGCACCCTGAACGGCTGGAACTGAACTGCCTGTTCCAAAGTTGGCACGGGCGGGAGAAAACAGAACCAGCAAAATCACCGCCGCCAAAACTAAGATTGCCAGGCCTTTGCGATTCATTTATTATAAGTTGATGATATTTTTTTGGAGCTAGTCGAGGTAATCGGCTGGGTCATCCTCCTCCTCGGGCTCATCTGTGAACAGGTACTCCTTGGGGATGCTCACTGAGGGTGACGTGTTACGCACACGCACTTGGAGCACACGCCAGATGGGACCGAATGACTTTTTCAGGAACCACAAACCTGAAAGCTCAAGAACCACATCACACTTGGAGTCGACTGGAACATCTGCAAGTTCAACAGGGGTTTTCTTTGTGTCATACGCAACCGTCACCACCTGACCCTTGATTGTCGCAAGACTTGTTCCGAGAATTCCGTCAGTAACGCTCTCCTGGAAGGCGTTTGTAATAGTCTCATCACTGAGTTCCTTTCCAAACCACGCAACACGAGACTCCTTTGCCTGGGACAGGATCTGAGTGTCAATACTAGCAAACAAATTAGAATCGTCAACCTTGAAGTTTACAGCCTTTGATGTCAGTGCGTCTTGAAGAGTTACCCCATTCACCTGGTGACGAGCCCCCTGAATTTTCAAAAAGTAACGTCCGTCTGGAAGCTTCTGTGGGTTCC